ATGGATCAGGTTGTTGTTTTTCAAAAGATGTTTGAGCAAGTGAGAAAAGAGCAAAACTTCTCCTGGTTTTATTCAGAATTAAAACATCACCGTATTGCACATTACATTTATTATCTGGCTACGGATAACATCAGAATTATTACTCACGATGACACGGTTTTGTTATTAAGAGGAACCAGGAACCTGTTAAAAGTTAGTACGACCAAGAACCCTGCTAAAATAAAAGAGGCCGCATTGCTTCATATTTGCGGAAAATCAACATTTCGGGAATACTGTTCAACACTGGCAGACGCGGGCGTTTTCCGGTGGGTTACTGATGTTAATCATAACAAACGCAGTTACTACGCCATTGATAATACGCTTTTATATATTGAAGATGTAGAAAATAATAAACCATTAATCTAGCTAAAGTTGGATGCTTAAAAAATACTTCATAATTCAGTAAGGCATTAGCATAATGGAAATAAAAGTGCAGAGACTATTCATATGGATGAGTAATACTATCTTTTTATTGCCACCCATAAATAATCACCAGATCAATACTATCAAATTGATATTTGAAATGTGATTACTTGACTTTCTATACGTTATTTTATAACGGTTAACATATTTATAAAAACAACGGGCGTGCCATACGTCCGTTTCAATACTTAACGCACATGTGTTTTGGTTTAGTCATCATCCGGTTATATGTATTTTAGCCAGGAACAGGTTAAATCATTCCTATATAACTCAAAAATTGAAACCTTATTCTCATGTCATGCTTATATTCATCATTATCGTTATATAAAAAGGCCAATCATAATGTTTAGCAAATTAGCGCAAAGTAGCATAAAGGCTATGTTTTAATTACAGGATGTTCAGTCATTTGAATGTATAACATTTTAACTAAACAAATCTAAAACGAAGTGAATGATTTAATGTTTTCACTAAATCTCATTTTGTTTAATCTCTATTGAGATTACTTGCTTTAAATTTTGTTTTATATAAGCAATCGTTTTAATTAATTTATTTTTTTGAAGGGTAATATACTCATATGCAAAATAAAGAAATGAACATCCAAATGAACTATATTAAATACCGTGGGATAAGACATAACAAATGAAGTGGGTAGTAATTGACACGGTAATTCAACCTACATGCGGCATATCTTTTTCAGCCATATGGGGTGATATGAAAATGATCATCTGGTATCAATCTACTATATTTCTTCCTCCTGGAAGTATATTTACACCGGTTAAGCCTGGTATTATCCTTGAGGATAAAGAATATCCTATTACTATTTATAACATTGCACCATTCAACAAGAATTTATGGAGTTTACTCAAAAGCAGTCAAGAGTGTCCTCCAGGAGAAAGCGAAATAACAAATAAATGTTTACATAATAGTTGTATTATAAAAATATGCCCATATGGACTCAAGTAATGGCCTTCATATAAATATTCTCGACATGATATTAATAATATCCACATAAATAAAACAACGGGCGTGTTATACGCCCGTTACAATATTTAACACATGTAGTAATTACATGTTCTTGATGATCGCATCACCAAACTCGCTGCATTTCAGCAGTTTAGCACCTTCCATCAGACGTTCGAAATCATAGGTTACGGTCTTCGCATTGATTGCGCCTTCCATACCTTTAACAATCAAGTCTGCGGCTTCAGTCCAGCCCATATGGCGTAACATTAGATTTAGAAAATTATTATATCCAATTGAATTAAAACAATTTTATGCTTAACGAACATCTAAACTTGTTTTTTTACCTTCACCATAACTCGCTGATTTTGTATAGTTTACGTAGCGTTTTGATAACCACTTTATGGCCAAATGGAGGTTCGCTTGAAAACTTCTGTTCTTATCCAGAAATTAATGGAAATTGACAAAACTGTACTATTCGATGCGGACGTAGTGACCGGTGAGGAATGGTGGCCAACCCCGATTTCTCGTGTTTATCACAATCCGCCACATACTTATGTAGAATTTTAAATAGGTGAACAATCTCAAAATGAATCTGACGAGCTAAGTGTTTATAGCGAATTATAAATTTGTGCACATCGAATGATGCAAATTAGAGATTTTGTGCAATCTAACGAGGGACTGAAACCTGAAAAAATTGTTTCGGAAATAAACATTCAAATTGAACGTATTAAAAAGTGATGGCTGAAGCAATTCTGAAACACTAATTCATATTCTATGTTATTCATACCAATGTGGATTTAACTCCCACCAACCCACCAACCATGATTGGGCGGCGCAATAAACTAATATCAATAAAAACAGCAAGTTATCATTCTAAACAGAACACCAACGGGATGGAGGAGAGACAAAAAATATCCAATGAAACCGTAGCGCGTCAGCATTCAAAAGCGGGGTTTCTTATTTTTACTTCACCAGTAACAAATACACTGTATCATAACTACATAAAAATGATTGTTCTGACTCAGATGAATTTCTTACTCTTGTGGAATGTCACTTAATGTTATTTATAGGTAAACAATGAAATCCGAAACGCTAACCATCCAGCAAATTTTCCAAAATCAACGACAATATCGTGTTCCATTCTATCAACGTGCCTACGTATGGACGCAACGAAACCAATGGTCAGCTTTGCTGGAGGATATCTTCGAAAAAGCACAGAGCCGACTTTCGGGAACAAAACCAACCCCTCATTTCCTCGGCGCGGTGGTGCTGGAACCTCAACTCAAAAACAGCTTGTTAGGTGTAGATACCATACATATTATTGACGGCCAGCAACGTTTAACCACTCTTCAATATATTCTGGCATCCATTCGATTATCATTGCGTGCTACAGGCCTTTCTGAACTGGAAGGGTTAGTATTGACTTGCTTGAAAAATACAAACGAAGCAACGATGAGAAATAAAAAGGTAGAATGCTTCAAACTGTGGCCAACTTTTCGAGATCAAACTCATTTTATTCAAAGTCTTAATGTTGATAATATTGACGATCTCCGTAATGTATTTTCTGATAGCTTCACGCAACATGGTACGTTACGTAAACATTTCAACCACCCGCCGTCACTAGAGGCATTATGGTTTTTTACTGAAGCCTTTATAAAATGGATTAAAATAGAAAACCACTCACCACAAGAAAATGCTGTAGCACTAATTGAGGCTGTCTTGACGGATCTGAAACTGGTAAGCATATTTCTCGAAGCTGAAGATGATGCCCAAATAATTTTTGAAACATTAAATGGGCGAGGAGCGGAACTTCATGCAACGGATCTTATTCGCAACTATATCTTTATGTGCGCTGAGCATGAAAATATTAATGCTATTGAATTATATGAAAATGAGTGGAAGATCTTTGAAGATAAATACTGGTCGGAAAAGCAACGCCGTGGACGTATTAATAAACCACGCATGGAGTGGCTTGTACATGCGACATTGCAATCAGAAAGGCAGCGTGAAATTGATCTGTCTCGCCTTTACAATGAGTATCGTGATTATGTAAGTAAGGACTTGCCTTCACAACGAGCAGATCTGCAAGTAAAGCGCCTCAAACAATATGCATCACAATATAAAGAATTGGTTGGTGGTTTTGGCACAACCCCCATCTCACACTTTGGACATCGCATCGCAGCCTATGATGTGACGACACTCTATCCGCTTGCTTTGTTCATTTCGATAGCTAACATCGCCGATGATGAGAAAGCAGCCATGTATAATGATCTTGTCTCCTACGTAGTACGAAGATCCGTATGTGGCCTGACGCCAAAGAATTACAACAATGTATTTATGAATGTATTGCGACACTTGTCTAAAACGGAAATTTCCAGTGTTGAGTTACGTAATATCCTCAATAGCTTAAATGGCGAAGCCTCACGTTGGCCTGGGGACTCAGAATTTCTCAACGCTTGCATCAATGCTCCACTTTATCCTGGCAGGCTCGACGCACCGAAAATGCGCTCAATGTTAACGGAACTTGAAAGAGAACTTTGTCGCCAAGTGAAGACAGAAAAGCCTGATGTTCCAAATCTTTCTAATCTCGATATCGATCATCTTATGCCTCAAAGTTGGTATTCCTGTTGGCCTCTCGAAAATGGTCATATGGTGACAAATTCAGATGCTACGGTAATGAACCAAATTGTTCTGTCTGGAACCGATCTTACCCCTGAACAGCTACTGGTAAGGAAACGGCAACAAGCGATAGCTACGTTGGGAAATCTAACTTTGCTTAACCTTAGCGTAAACCGTTCCGTTCAGAATGCTGTATTTCTGAAAAAACGTGATGCTCTCATCGTCCACACCAATCTACGACTGAACATACCACTTATACTTAAGGATAAATGGGATGAGAGTGAAATACTGGAGCGAGGTAAAAAGTTGGGGGAAATTGCATTGAAAGTATGGCCAAAATACGATTAATGCAATTAATAAAATGATTATAGCGGCCTTACATTAGTAAGGCCGCAACTCACTATTAAATCCTTTAATTTGCATCAAGAACAGCACTGTCAGCCCTAGGCTCTCGGACTTTGTACCGCTTATCTTGTCTTCAAAAATCAGCTCGCATCCTGCACAGTTCAACGCATTACGTTGTAGATCTGTGTTCTGGTCATTTATTGATACGCGTACATAGCTAATAAGCATGTTAAATCCCCCCAAGTAAAAGCAGGAATGATGCCATTTGCTCGTTATTTCTGCATTTTCATAAACGTTGGTTTGGGAGAAGGTTCTGCATTACCTGTTGGGGTGCCTGTTCCGTGGCCTTCAGCCACTCCGCCAACAGGCTGGCTGAAATGCAACGGTGCGCCTTTTTCTGCCGAAGAGTATCCGGAACTGGCAAAAGTTTACCTGACAAATAAATTGCCTGATTTACGCGGTGAGTTTATTCGTGGCTGGGATGACAGAAGAGGAATAGATACTAGCCGTAGCTTGCTTTCATCACAGGGCGATGCCATTCGAAATATAATTGGTGCATTAGTGGATGTCAGGTTCAATACCTATCCTTCTGATTCTGGCGTTTTTACAACCAGCGTCATCGGAGATGCTTCATCGGATTCAATTAAAGGTGGTTATGCAAAGCGAGTAACATTCGATGCTTCCAGAGTTGTTCCAACTGCAAACGAAAACCGACCTCGTAACATTGCCTTTAATTATATCGTGAGGGCTGCCTGATGAATAAAGTTGTCTTAAATAACGAACTCATTGCCATAAAAGCTGGAGACATAACCGTTTATAATTATAATGGTGAAACGCGGGAATATATTTCCACATCAACAGAATATCTTGCCATTGGTGTAGGCATTCCGGCATGTTCCTGTTTAGATGCTCCAGACTCATACAAAACTGGTTATGCAATTTGCCGTTCTGAAGATTTTAACTCATGGGTATATGTGCCAGACCATCGTGGTGAAATTGTCTATAGCACTGAAACAGGAGAATCAAAAGAAATCACAGCTCCGGGTGATTACCCTGATAATACAACCACTATCGCCCCGTTAACGCCATACGATAAATGGGATGGTGAGAAATGGGTGACGGATACCGTGGCACAGCATAGCGCCGCAGTAGATGCAGCAGAAGCACAGCGCCAGTCGCTGATTGATACTGCAATGGCCTCCATCAGTCTGATTCAACTGAAATTACAGGCCGGACGGAATCTGACGCAGTCAGAAACCAGCCGACTTAACACGGTGCTGGATTACATTGACGCGGTAACGGCAACAGATACCAGCACCGCGCCGGATGTCATCTGGCCTGAACTGCCGGAGACTGCGCAATAAACTCACCATCAATATATAAATCCCCCTGCTGTGTGTCAGCAGGGCATTCTTTCCATATTAATGATGGATGGAATCTTCCTTCAGGATTAATTTCCGTTATCTCTTCTACTTTATTTTCTTCAATTCTTGCCCACATATGAACCTCACCAGTAAATATAAACTGCGCCATCTGCTCCGGCACCCGACTGACCCGTTGATGAATTAGGACATAATCCAGCACCGCCACCTCCAGGCCCAACTGCTGATACCGCTTTTCCGTTAGCTGTATCTCTGAATGAACCTGCTCCTCCGGGGCCACCACCAGAACCACCATTACCAGCTCCCGATGCGGCAGACGCAATGGAACCTGGAGAACCTGGCCCAAGCGATGTATTAATTGTTCCCCCAACACCAACTGCGCCTAACCCTCCGGAAGGCTGGCCTCCGCTATAGCCTCCGGAAGCTGACATGTAAGTCCCGAAACTGCTCGAGCCACCATTTTTACCGTTTACAGAAATACCAGACACAGGCGCACCACCGGCACCAACCGTAATCGAAACACTGTTAATACCAGTTAAATCTACCAGTCCCTCAGCAACTCCGCCCCCACCACCTCCTCCGCCACATGTAACGGCTGAAGCGGTTATTGAACCTATCCCTCCTGACGCACCGCCACCAATAACTTTGACGTAACATTTTCTTCCTTTGCGCAACTCTTCAGGAACAGTCCAGCTTGTTACTCCAGCCGTTGTGAAGGCAACTAGATTTCTGAACCCAAATGAGCCTTCTCCCAAACCAAGGTTTTCGAGAGCCGTTTTCACCGTGCCATCCGATTTGATATCGCCAAACGGATTCTTGCGGCTTAACAGCAGCGCACGAAGCGCGGTAAGCAACTGGTCGTGCCGCCCCTTCTCCAGGCTGGCACCGGATGCCTCCACCACGCTGCAAAGCTCCTCCTGCAACATGTCAAAGTAGTCATCATCCAGATCGGTGGCAGGTGTGCCGGTCTGGGGGTTACCACGGGTAAAACCGTTCTTACCCGCGCCGAACTTATCCTTCTGCGCGGTTTTCGTGTCTATACGATGCATGGATTACTCCGGATATTTAAAAATTACGTAGGTATGCGACGGGCAGAGTTTGTTAAGCACACACTCAACAACGGTGTCGCCCCAGATACGCAGTGCGGAAGCACAGGGATCGCCACATGTCATCCAAGTGGTGTTGGTGGCAGCTGGCATGTTGACCTGCCAGTAATACCGCCATTCCGGCGCATTCACCGCGTCAGTACAGGCCGATGAGCAGGTGAACGTGCTTTTGTCGTATCGCGTGATGTTGGCATCTGGTCTGCCCAGGGCAGCAAGCTGTGCAAGATAAAAATCCTCGTTGATGCCGCCCACCAGGTTAACCTTCGCATCCAGCCGTTGCTGACGCTGGCGAAGGGTCTGCGTTCCCGCCGGAATACATTCATCCGGCAGACCGCACAGACGCTCCCAGCGGTTTATCAGTTCAGTGGTGGTGCGCGGATCCAGCTCCCGCATCAGGGCATCCGCACGCTGATGAACACGGGTTAATGAAGGTGCCGCACCGGCAATCGCCGGATCGCTGGCTGACCACGCCGGACCGGGCGGCAACAGTGCCGATAACAGGCGGATGTAATCATCGTTTGTCACGTCCATGAAATCGTCCCCAGTACCGCCAGTTCGTTTTTCGCAATGGAGATATTGTCCACCGGTGCAAGCAACTGATGGCTGTATTCCCCGTTCGCACCGGAAATCGCCTCACTGATACGCGATACCTTCAGTTCTCCCTGCGGATAACCATCACGCAGCAGGAACGAACGCAACTCCGCGGTAATGGCAGCCCGTATTTCTGGTGTGTCCGGCGTCACGCGGATATGAAAATCCACCGTATGTGCCACCGGCCTGAATACATACAAATCAGAGCCTGCCACCGGGGCCAGTGGCCCGATATGTTGTCTTGCCGCCGTTTCCGTTGATTCTTCCGGAATGGGGTTAATCAGGTCACTGCTGGCTATCATCACACCGACAGTCCCCGTTCCCATCCAGTGTCGGTATGTCCATGCGCGGGTAATGCCGGGCACTTCTTTAGCCCAGACGACATAGTCCCCGTCAGCCCCGCCCTGAGGCGTCCAGTAATACCGCTCAATGACGCGGGCGCGCCACGTTTCCAGCTCTTCAATATCAAATCCACCTGTCAGGGTATCTGCCTCGCCGGAAGACGGCAGACCATTAACCGGCGTGACCAGGATTAATGACGTACCGTCGTCAGCGTTACCGACCGCGCCTGCACTTGAGCAGGCGATCGGCACGCGCAGGACACCACCGGTGCTGGTTGCATCGGCAGTTGCCGTGTACTGAACCAGGTCATCGCGCTGAATAACACTTCCGGCGGTCACCTTCAGGCCATCGCTGACACCTTCCCAGCGCATATACCCGCTGGCAGCCGTGGCCCCCTTGCGCGGACACCGTTTCATCGCAGCATGTCGCGCCAGCCAGGACTCATCGCACAGGTCAGGCAGCATGTTCATTGCCAGATAATCGATGTACCCGTAAACCGTATGCAGCGCCGCCGCATACACCTTTGCCCGCACGTCTTCATCCATGCGCCGGAGCGTGTCGCTGACGTCCAGCCTGGCGAATAAATCGTTACGGAGCATACTGATATTTTCTGCCAGCGTCGGGCGCTGAAATTCACTGTCCGCCATGCGTTATCGCACTCCACAGATCATCAAAAGAAATCATTACCGGTCCGTCACGACGCCAGAGAGTGATACTGTTACCCAGTTCATTAATCCCGGTGCGGCGGATATCCAGATCAATACGGGACACCACGCCGTCATCAATCATCCATTGCAGGCATTCGCGGATATACCCCCTTACCGTCTGCACCAGCTGATTGGTCAGTTTGCTGCGCTGAAGCAGCCACAGTCGGGAGCCGTAACGGTCATTCTGTACCGCAGGCCAGGTATCCCCCCACCATCCCATCGGGACGTCGGCATTGTCATCAGGCTCCGCCCGCCGCCAGGTAAACAGGGAAATCACCACGGCGCGGGTCAGCGGATCCAGCGGTGCGCTGGCGCAGGTGCGTTTACCGTTCACCGTCAGCCACAGTTCCATCATGCCTCCATCGCTTTATCAGGTTTGTCGGTGTTACTGCCCTGACCGTTCTCTCTGTGACGATGCCCGTTATAGGCAAGCCGCATCGCTGACATGGTGGTGCCGCCGGAGTCGCACAGGTCTTTCACCTGTCCGGTCACTTCAAGGTCCATTTCAAAACGTGCTTTAGGTGAATTGCGAAACGTGATCGTTTTACCTGCACCGTCCACCACGATCCCCTCCCGGGTCAGCGTCACGGACTGCCCCTGATCGTCATAGACAGCCACCTCACCCGTCTGCAGCCCTTTCAGGCGGTAGCGCCGGTCCGACACCGTAACAACCACCGCATGAGAACGGTCGCCATCCGGAAACAACACCACCGCTTCCGCACCGCTGTTTGCCCTTGCGGTAAAACCGTAGGGTTCAAGATGTTCAACCCCGGCTTTGGGTTCACCGGCAATCAGGGACACATCCACGGTCTGACATTTCGTGGCGGCACTGATGCTTTTCACCACCGCCCGCCCAATCAGGCCGAGGAGTTGTCGCTGTATGGTTTCAATCGCCTTCATCAGAACGGGTCCTCCTGTACTCTGGCTTTTTTCTTTTTCCGCGCGCCGGGGGCTTCGGGTTCAGGCAGATAAGCATCAGGTGGGCCGACACGGATTTCCGTCAGGGTGCCATTCTGGTCCTGAGTAAACGTGACTTCCGAGACAAGCAGTTCGGTATTGTCGAAACCACAGACCGGATCGAAGACAATCACCCGCTGGTTGGGCTGCCACAGCGTACCGTTACCCTGTCGCCAGCCCTGCACCACATAGGTGGTTTCATCCGTCCGCGCCGCCCGTTGCCGGGCTTCAAAGTCAGCACGGGCAATACAGCCTGCCCCCGTGGCCTGCCCTGTCTGCCTGATATACATCGGACGGTAACGGGCAATAAATGCGTCCTCTGTGCGGGCCCGCAGCGCGGTGGTGGTGGCCTCACCGAAATCATCGTCGTTTCCGGCACGCTGCCCCGCCACCTGGTAAACTGAAAACCGCTCCCGGATACTCTTCTCCGTATCACAGGAAAGGATGTTTTCCCCAAGTACCAGCGCGGTATGTGCCCGCGTTGAGCCAATACCGCCAATCACCAGCCTGCCGTGCGGGTCGTCATAAGCCAGCGCCTGCTGCTGACCGAGTATTTTGTTGATTACCTCAATCACCGTTTCACCGTGATCAGGCTGGACATCAGGAATAACACCCGACGGCGCACCGCTGTTCACCACCTCAATGCCGAAAGGCGCAGCAAGCGCCTGCGCAATCTGTACCAGCGATCGTCCGTTAAACTGTGTCGGTTCGGCTGCACAGTCAATCAGGTCAGCGGTCAGACTGCGTCCGGCAATACCGGTGCTGACCGAACGGGCATCGTAACGAACGGGCGTCGCCTCCACCCAGCCGGTGATCACCAGCTCATCACCAATCAGCACCTCCACTTTTGAACCGTTTTTAATGCGCGGCTGAAGCGTGGTGATACCCTCATCTCCCGGCCACTGGCGGGTGATCTCCACACTGAAATCCCGCGCCAGTCGTTCAACACCGGCACCGATGCGCACCGATGTCCAGCCATTCCACTCCCGGCCATTTACCCGTAGCGTGACGTTATCGTTCATTGTACTGGCACCTTCAGAGGGATCACCGGCACAAAGCCGGGATGCGTAATGGCATTACGCCGGATAATGTCCGCGTCACGCGCCGCGTTATCAAACCAGGTCGCCGCCAGCACCAGCGCGGGTAAAACCTCATCCGGCGTGCGCTGAATGATCCGTGCAGACTGTTCAAGGCGCGTGTTGATATCCGCATTCAGATCTGCTTTCACCCGGCGCAGCGCCAGAAACAGCGCATCACTGGTTGTACGGGACAACTCCTTATCAATTGCCGTATTCAGTGTGTCGCGAATGTCAGTCAGTTCTTCCCACGTCGGCAGATCAACCGTGTTTTTCACCGCCGGTGCATTGTTCAGTGCCGGATGCGTGACGGAAGGCCAGCCGGTGCTCTGCGCAGCTGTTGTTGCCTGCCCCACTGCGGCATTCTGCATCACCGCGGAAGTTGTTGGCGCAGGCAATCGGGTGACGGCATACGCCGCTTCGCTGATTGCGGTCGTACGAAGGGTGCTGGCAACCACGTTACGCTGCTGCGTCGCCGTGGCGGTGGTTTTACTGTCCGTTTTCCAGACGCCGCGCGGTTGCAGATCGCTGCCGAGGCTGACACCGGAAAGCGTTTTGATCATGGTGACCAGGTCGCTGGCGTTACCATAAAGGCGTTTCCCGGTACGCCACATTTTCTGCACCTGCTCAACGAAATTTTTGCCTGACGATGGCGGCGGCAGAAGTACCGAGATATCCCCCTGCAACAGCCTGGCGGCATCCGATACGGCAGAATCCACCACTTTCATCGCATCAGAAATATACCCAAGCATTGTGCCGGCATTACCGACGACGTCGTTCTGCACAAAATCTGCCACGCCATCGATACTGAAACCACTGAAACTGTCACTGATGCAGTCATCCAGTGCAGAACAGGATGACATCAGCGTCTGCGCCGTCGCCGCACCTGATGTGGGGTAAGAGAGTTCTCCCGCTTCGACAAACTTCAGGTCAAAGCGGACAATACGCCCTTCACTTTTCGATGTGCTGACCCGAACTTCCCCGTCAACACAGACTTTCAGCTCACCATATGTCGGGTGGACAAGCGTGCCGGGACCGGGTTTATTCAGCGCTTCAATCAGGCGATCGCGCTGGTCAAAGCAGTCATCTCCCACCACATAAGCTGTGATGGACGGGCGGAAAGTGACTTTTCCCAGATCTTCGGTATAGGGTTTGTCGCGGTTCGGATATTCGTGTGTTTCCACACGACGGCCGGTTCCCGCACTTTCTTCTTCAACCTTAAACGGCACACCTCGAAATGACGCATCCTGAAGCCTGTCTTTCCACGTCATATACACTCCGAAAAAAAAGCCACCTATTAGAAGGTGGCCTTGTAATGAATTTTATTAATTAGCGAGTCAGAAACAACGAATCTTTATACTTTTGCTGTTGTTCATTTAAATACTTAGCTGTTTCATCGCTGGCAAATGGAAATATTACCGTATTTTTAGGCATGGTAATTTCTTTTTTGTCCAGCGTCAGAGTAAACATAGGAACATACTGAGCAGAGTAACGCACCGCAGAAATGAGCTCTAGTTTAGACTCTTCAACAACACTTAAATTATCCAGGCTAACTTTCTCTTCATCTTTTTTCTTTGACGCATTTAAAGTTTTTATTACTTTATTTAATTTCTCCTGAAAATCCTCCTTAAAGTTTTCAGGATTGCCGTCGACAACAAGAATCTGTTCACCCTGATTATCTGGAAAAATAATCTTTGCACTTATCAATTTATTTTCTTTATAAACATCACCAAGTTTTATGGCTCCTCCAGATAACTGAATAATATGTTCATCTTTAAAGGAGATGTTGCCAGAGATTATGAGAGATGAAAAAATAGCCGCTGCTCCAAGAATTACACTTGCTGTGATATAGCCTTTCATTTTTCGCCTATTAACATTTTTCTAAATGTGCATTAATTCTATCACTCTATTTATGACTTACAACCAGCAATACCTGTGAGGGGAATCCTGGCTACCAAAATCGGGTATAGCCAACATCGTGATTTATATCAATGCCACTGGAGCGTGTTTCCGTAACCCGCATACCTGATGGCATATTTATAAATGATACCTTGATCTCACCATCAACTTTTGGCGCGGTAGCTTTATTAATCATGAAGGGATTCGGGCCTGTGGCACCGGAGGCGTTGTTTGCCTGAGCCGGATCCACCTCCGGATAAGGAGTGTATCCCCGTGGCGGTATTCCCGTCCCATAAGCATCATAAGCACCCGCGCCCCACTGCGCCGAGTTAATGGCATCGACCGTGTCACCGGAACTGTCGGTAAACCACTCAATAATTGGCTTCAGCTTGTCCCACATATCCTGAAACCACTTAACAACCGGTCCCCAGTTATTGATCACCATTCCCAGCGGCGACCAGGCAAAAACTTTCTTCAGAAGTTCCCAGCCAGCCTCAAAATAAGGACCAATGGTTTCCCAGAGCTTCTTAAAATAAGGTCCGACAACATCCCAGTTAGTGATAATTAATCCCGCAGCCAGAGCAATCGCCGTCGCAATCATGCCAATCGGCGTCATCGACATAATCCTGCTGACAATACTGATGGCACTGCCCACGCCCATCAATCCCAGTTTCAGAATCGCAAGACCGGCAGCAAGCCCGACGACGCTGCGAATAACCCGGGGATTTTCATCCGCAAACTTCGTGAATTTTTCCCCTAACTCCCCCAGCCATTGCGTGATATTTTTGGCGTCACCAGAAAATGCGCCGCCAATAGCCGCAAGGCCGTTAGTTGCGGTCCCCGTCATTGCCTCCCACAGGTTGGACAGCGTACCAAGCTGGGCCTGAACACGTTTATTCAGGCTAGCCTGTTTATTCATCTTCTGCTGGATCTGATCGTAACCATCCTTTCCTTTATCGATCAGAGCATTGACCACCTGAAGGGTTTCGGCATCATCACCAAATATTGCCTTAAGTACACCTGTTCGCTTAACGTCGGTCAGTTTTCGCAGCTTTGCCAGTTGCTTAAACATGTTATCAAGACCGCCAAAACTCCCTTTGCCGTCAGTAAAATCGAGCTGCACTCCGAGTTTCTGGCGGGCCATGACTTTATTGACGTCCCTGATTTTCTTAACGCTTAATCCGGACTGGATAACTTTTCGCAGGGCATTACCTGCCGACTCCCCGTTCATCCCCATCTGATCCATCATGACGCTGATAGGGGCAAGGCTCTGTGCAGCCTGAAGACCGTCCTTATTCACCATTTTCAGAACAGAACTGGTTTTAGTGAAGAAGGACAACATGTTGGTATCATCAACGCCCAGATAAAACGCCTTCTGGATAGTGTCGAACAGCCCCATCATGTCTTCTGACGCCGTTCCGGTAGCATCCTGCATCTTTGCAGCAAACTCAGCAGCCGCTTCCGGTGTTTTTTTCAGTTGTACCGCAAGATAAGCTGTCGCTTTACCCACACCACCAAGAATGTTTTCTGCCGGGATCCCCTGACGCACCAGCATCTGCATCATGTTCTGGAAATCAGCCGTTGTACCGGGTAGCTGGTTACCCAGACCAATAGCCAGTTTATTGATGTCCTGAAAGCGCTTTCCGACCTCACCGTTCGCATCCATCATGGCAACTTTCAGCCCGGTGGCGGCGTTTTCCTGATCGGCATAAGATTTCAGGGAAAGCGTCAGACCCGCAGCCAGTCCGCCACCAAGCGCCAGCCCACCCTGTGACGCTTCTTCCGCCTGGCGTTTAAATCCCCGGATTTTCTTTTGCATTTTCGACAGCGCGGGAGAAAGCCTGTCGACACCGGTGATCAACGCCTTAAGCTCAAATTCCGCCATGTGTGCGTTTCTCCTGCTCTATCCTGTTTGCCTGACTGACCAGCAAGGGAATTTCACTGATCGGCATATTCAGCAATTCGAAAGGATTAATGCGCCAGTAGCTGGCGCAGTCAAAGAAGCGATCAGTGAGGTATTCAGCCGTCAAGCCTGGAGGAAAAAACCAGCCACAAGCCACGCCGCTGCATTCAGGTCTGCCGGAGACATCTGGTCGACAGAGCTTTGCGGCACTTTCGCCAGCCGCACAATGTATTTCGACACCACATGCGCCAGAAGTCTGACTGACTCATCCTGATTCATCTGGTAGGGATACCCCAGCTCGCGGACATCCTTCCCGGTGGGTTCATCAAACTCCAGTACGGAGAGTGTCTCGCCATGAGCAGTAATCGGTTTCTTTAACTCAAGCTCTTTCATTACTGGTAATCCCCTTCTTCACCGTGGAACTCAAGATCAACCGTGCCTTCTTCGGCATTATGGTTCGCTTCGCCGTGCAGCCAGGCAGACGACAGTACATAGACCTGACCGTTCGCCAGCTCGGCAGTGATGGTCATCTCATCAGACGAGGTGATTTTGCTTACCGGAAAATTCTTCGGCACCTTGAAGGTCCCTTTGACATAAGGCGCACGGTGAGTTTCCTTGCGGTCCACTGAACCGTCCAGGCCGATGATGTCATCGTTAACCGTTTTGTTCATGGGCACCTCAATGCCGCCGGTCAGCGATAGCTGCTGACCGTCAATTTTGAAATAACAGGTTCCCCCGATACGGGCCATTATGCAGACTCCTCTGAATACTGAAGACGGAACTGATTAACCACGGCAAAGACACGCAGCTGGTTAACATAGTCAGGCGGGAACAGCGTGTTCAGGCGGTTCGGATCGCTGGCATCACGCTCCACAACCAGGTACTGCTTAAACAGTTCGTAGTTTTCCACGATCCCCGCACGCTCAAGCTGACGGTAGGTTGCCAACAGTTCCCCTTTGATCACCGCCGGGGTGACAATCGCCTGACCGGGACCAAAGCGGGTACCGTCGCTGGCAAGCTTGTGACGCCCGTACTTACTGGTAATGACGGATTTCAGTTTGCGCAGTACATACGCACTGGTATGCAGCGTCTCGCTGTCGAGGTAGCTGTTATCCGCAACCCCGTAAGCGTTTTTCCTGTACGTGGTGACATCACGCTGAATGCGCAGTACCCCGCTTTCGACATACGCCGTTGCCACGCCATGAGACAGCAGGGTCTGTTGTTCGGTCATCGTGAACCGTTTCCCCTTCGGCGCAGGCAGCATACCCACCAGCTCACCGGTCTGCGTGGGACGTGCCGGATCGTTGCGGATAAACACCGCTGCGCGGGCGGTACGGCTTGCCGCCAGCTCGTCGGCAGGCGTCTGGGTGTCTTTTTCGTACCCCGCCAGGGTAATGTGCTGCTGGTTAAACTGGTCACCTGCGGTCACCAGTTCTGACAGCGTGCCGATCTTTGCCGTATACACATGACCATACAGCTGACGCGCATAGCTCCAGCGACCGCTGGTATCGTTCATCTCGGTCACCAGCGTGTTAACGGAGGCCGTGTCGTTGAACGGCAGGCCGATATAATCAAACGGCTCATCCGCCATTGCAGCCACCGCGCCGGTGAGAACCGGAGCACCCGTTCCGGCGGTACCCGTCGCCACGGCAATCTGTACGCCCGCTGGCAGCACTTCGCTCCCACCAAAGCCGTAGTAATTGAGGCTGACAGGAATTTCATTCCCGCAAAGCCCCTTATGACGCGCGGTCAGTGTGACCACGCCTGCCGAAGATGAAGCCGTAAACGGCAGGGTCGGAACGGCATTGATGGCATCCTGGATACTGCTGGCAATCATCGTGACGTTATCGCCGTTAGTCACCGGTGCCTGCACGCGGGTACGTCCCACATACACATTCACCGTGCCGGTTTCGGTTGCCGCCCCGGTCACCGTCAGCGTAACCGTTGCCGCCGCGCCTGTGGATTCAGGAACGGCAATCACATACAGCTCGCCAAACGGGTCAGTCTGGCGATAAGCCTCGACCATACGCGCCAGCTGACTTCCCGCACCACAAATCTGGCGTGCATAGTCTGCCGACGGCATCAGTACCAGACTGTTGGCAACAATCTCTGCACCGTTATTGGCATGACCAATCAGCAGCGATGCTCCGCTGTCCTGTGCAGTATTCGCCGCCTGGTTATCCATTTCCGCATAAAACAACGGAACCAGCGTATTCGACGGAATGGTGTTAAAGCTTATCGTCATCGGTATTCACCTTTTTATTCACGCGCCGGATATCACCCGCTGCTTCACGGCGCAGCCAGTAGTTGTTCTCGTCAACATTTCGCCCTTCGGCGGGCAAAAGGTCGCCGCGGGCAGGATCAGGAACTGACCGCCCTTTAACAGGTTTGACAAACATGAGGATCCTCAGGAAGGAAGGGTTATTTCGGTGTGATGTTCGATATCGCCGTCAGGCCCGTTACCGGGCTCGAGATAATCAACATCAATCGCCAGCGTTTGCAGTTCATCCAGACTGTTCAGATCATCCTGCTGGCGGGTATCGTCTTCAGTCAGCTCGCTGATGACCGAAAAATCGAACTGATAAATCAGCTCATGACGATTCAGATCCAGCAGCGTGCCACCGTCATAGGTAATCGGGTTACCGCACGCCTCCGGGTTCCAGCCCAGCAGAGCCTTAAAGAGCATCTGCCGGACATCGTCCACCACATCATACGAGGCAAACTGACCGCGCTCATCACGCCCGTTACTCAGTATGACAACCACGGAGAAACCCTCTTTCAGCTCCTGCCAGTAGTCGGTCTGGCTTTTGTTTTCTCCCGGAGAATCATCACCCGGTACAACATATGCCGCCGGGAGTTTCAGCTTTCCGACCTCCGGCAGATTTTTGAACTGGGCCGCGCCTGCAACCCGGTTTTCAAAATACGGACAGCGGGCACGCAGTGCAGCAATAACAGGCGTCAGTTTCATCTGTGTCGTCGCTCCGGCTTCAGTGATTTACGCAATTCCCGCGCCAGAAAATAGCGTGTCCAACTGCGGTTCTTTTCAAGCGTTTCCACCATGAAGTTATTACGTGGAGCCAGTCGCCAGCCGCTGCCACCGGATGCACCACGATGATGGCTGCGACGACGCTTTGCCCCTCGCCTCACGCCATAGAACAAAAAAGCTGGATAAAAATCACCGGTGATACGGCGGTTTCCCTCTCCATTACGCTGGTTAGGGGCTATACGTGCCATAAAACCAGGGCGATGTTTACTGGCTCTGGGTACCATGTAACCAATCGAACGAGCCAGGCGTCCGGTCTGATAACCGGGGTTTTCACCCGGTGCCGACCGCGCACGGCGCATCACCAGCCGACGGGCATCACGCATATGACGCTGACCAATCGTGACAAAAGCCCGCCGGACACGGGCGCGGTTAAAGCGCATCTCCGCGGGCTGCTGAAAATCAACGTGCAAAAAGGAAGTCGCCATTGTTGCCTCCGTGACTCTGCCTACATTCGCCCAGCTCCGTACACTCCAGCAGCAGAAAACGCCGCGCCCCATTCAGATCGCGCTGACGTTTCACCCGGTACACACTGTCACCGCAGACCACCTCATAATCAGCGGTGATCCCCCGGCGGTAACGAATGGTGATGTAATGAGTGATGGCATCTCCGGTCTGCGCGGTTTCCTGCCAGGTGGTGGCACTGGTCTGGACAACCTTCGCCCATGTCCGGAACGTAACCGGGTATTGAGGCTCCACGCCAAAGTTATCCGCGGGCATATCCACCCGCTGGCGGATCAGGACGCGTTTATTCAGTTCACCGGGGTCCGGCAGAATGTAGGTTGCGCTGGTCTGCGCCTGACGAATTTTCATTGCGGAAAGTACCTGTACGGGCCGACAAGCCAGCCAAAACTCTGCGGCATGTCGAGTTTCTCCACTTCCGTAACCGACGAGCGGTTTTCGTAAAAATGGCTGATAAGCATCAGCATCCCCAGACGAATATCATCCGGCAGGTGCAGCCCGTCCGGATCGCTGTCCGGAATGGTTTCATCCGGTGCATAGAGCTTCCGGTTCAGATACGTTTCCGTCCGCTTTTGCGCCGCACAGGCCAGCAGTTGCAGATGGCGGTCATCAGCATCGAAATCCTCATCCAGCCGGAGTTGGGCTTTAATCTCTTCCATTGTCAGAAGCATACTCAGCCCTCTTTACTGGTCGTGGCTTTTTTCTCTTTTGTCGCTTTACTGCTTTTTGCACTGGTTCCGCGCTCTGCTAACCCGGCCTGAAGTGCAATCTCCTGCACCTGGGCAGGAAGCGCCCCGTCGTCATACTCACCGGCCCGAATGACCTCAACACGCATACCGTCCGGTGACCATTTCAGATCTTGTTTCAGGATCATGATTCTTCACCCGTCAGAACAGGGGCGCGGTTCCGCGCCCCTGAGTGATTACGCCACTGCAATCTTCAGCAGTTTGATGGCCTGCGAATCGACCAGCATGCCGCCGGTGCGTTTGGTGGTATAAAAACCGACAAACGGTTTATTGGTGTACGGGTCACGCAGAATGCGGGTGCCGATACGGTCAACGATGGTGTAACCCCGTTTGAAGTTACCAAATGCAATGGCTTTCGCATCAGCGGCGATATCCGGCATCTGTTCGTTTTCAGCGATACCGTAACCCGCCAGAGAGGACGGCTGCCCCAGCTCCAGCCCCGGACGCCACAGATAGTTACCCTCGCTGTCTTTCAGCAGACGGATGGCAAACAGGCTGTTGTTGTTCATCATGAACTTCGCACCGGTGCGGTGTGCCTTACGCAGTGTGTAAATAAGTTTGATAATGGCGTCTGCGGTCACCGCAGTCGCTTCGCCGGATACAATATGCTGAAGTTTGCCGAACGCCCGGACCTTATCGGTTTCATCAGTGGATTCATACGCCAGGAACCCTTTCGGCTTCTTGGTGCCATCGCCTGAGGTAAAGGCAATTTCTTCCTGTTCGGCAAATTCGGTTGCCAGCTCGCTGTTGATCCAGGCCTCCACGTTGAAGAAGGCATCGTCCAGCATTTTCTGGGTGGCCTGCGGGTTGCCGTAGATTTCCCCCATGAGAGGTTCAATCAGCTCCAGTTTGGAGGTGGCAGTCTGGGATCGCGTATCCGTTTCCCCCACCCATCCGGAAGCCGTGCCGCCCAGATTCACCAGTTTTTTGTAGTCGGAACCGCCAACGGTGATCACCGTGGCTTCCTAGCGCATCACCACTTCATCTTTCAGCAGGGTGAGAATGTTGCGATCCAGCGCTTCCGGCACGGCATAGCCACCGTCTTCATCGGTGCCCACCTGCAATGCCTTACGCTCCAGATCGCGCAGACCATCTTCACGGCCTTTACGCAGGAAGCCCACAAACGCTTCTTTATGCTCGGTGGCCAGTTTATTTTGCGCACCACCTGCCGGACGTTTCAGCTCAAGCAGCTCTTTTTCAAGATCGCTTTTGAGGTTTTCCAGCTCGCTGAGTTTCCCGTTCAGGGTTTCCACCTGCCCGGCAAGTTTGCCTTTTTCCTGCTCAATCGCATCCACGCGCTTGTCGTTCTTTGCTTTGAAGTCGTCAAACTTCTGCTGCAGCTCCTGCGCGACCTGTTCGACATCTTTAATATCTACCGCCATCGTATTTCTCCTGATTAGAAGTTCAGATTTTTCAGTGCATTCAGTGCAGAGCTCACATCCTCAGCGTCGCGCAGGGACAGTGCGCTATAGCCCCCGGCCATGAATGCTTTGGCCTGGGTACGGGAGAGTCCGACATCACGCAGGACTCTTTCGATTTTTTTCTGTTCGGGGATTTCCCCGCGGGCCAGCGCGTTCTTGACGTCGCTGATCCGTGCCTCGTCGTTAGACGGGAACGTCACCAGACTGACTTCCCAGAGGTCGATTTCTTTCAGCAGAAAGGCTTCTTTCGTCCGGTCGTATTCCCAGTCCTTCAGGACGTACCCAATAGAAAGGCCGGTTAACGAACCGGCCTTCATGTGTGCATGTGCGCGTTTTGCCAGGGGATCATCATCAATGAGCAACCGCCCCCTGACGTAAAGCCCGACATCGTCTTCCTTCATTTCGGTGTAAACACCGATGGGCTCATCCATGCGGTGCTGCCAGAGCAGCGCAGGTAACGCTTTTCTGTCACTCCACGCCCGCAGGGAAGCAGCAAATGCCCCGGACATCACCACATCATCGTGGCTGTCCTTTACACCAAAGACGGAGCCATACCCTTCAAACTCCCCGGAGTCACTGACAGATTTCAGACTCAGCGGTACATCAAGACGTTGTTTCGTCTGCATTGGCGTTATCCTTCTGCTTACCGGCTTTACTGCCATCGGAGGGTTTCGTGGTCATGTTCATCGGTGTGAGATAGACATCACCACCGGGACGCGGATTCATATCTTCCAGGTCGCGGCAGTCATTGGGAGAGTAAATTCCCCAGTTGATCCCGGTGGCGTAGGCTTCAAAACGGGACTTCATATCCCCGCGCAGTAACGCCCCGGCGTTAAATTTGGCGTAATAAACGCCCTGCTTACTTTTTCGTACCAGTCCGGTGTTGATCCGCTGTTCGATGCGGGTCAGATACGGCACCAGTGAATAGTTGATAAATCCCAGCCCCAGCTCTTCGATATTGTTGAAGGTGGCGCGATCGGTGTTCTGCACCATGTGCAACGGCACCCGGAACAGACGACAGATTTCTTCAAGCTGAAACTTGCGGGTTTCCAGGAACTGGCTGTCCTCGGCGTTCAGCGCCATCGACTTCCAGTCCAGCCCCATCTCAAGGATCATCGGGCGGTGAGCATTGCCAAGCCCGGTGTGACGCTCCTCAAAATCTTTCTTCAGGCGCTCATAAGCCTGATCTGACAACGTCTGCTCTGTACGCAACACACCCGACGTCACCGCGCCATTGCTGAACAGTCTGGCCCCGTGCTCTTCGGTCGCTGCCGCCAGCGATATTGCCTCGCGGGCATAGGCGATGGGATTCAGCCCCACCAGTCCGTCCAGCGTCAGCGTGCGCACATGCCAGATATCCTCCTGGCTCAGTACATCCGTGGAGCCATCCGGGAATGTGACCTGATAGACCGGCTCCCAGCTACTGTTAAGCTTCGGTACCACACAGCCGGGATCGACGGGCAGCAGTTCAGCCACTTCGCCAAATGCTTTCACTTTGTAGGCGTAAAAGTTTCCCCGCAGGCACAGACAGGTGACCACCAGCTCCCAGAACTCCTGCGGCGTCATATAGCCATTGGGATGCGTGGAGATCAGCTTATGCAGACGTTCGCCGGTGGCTCTCTGCTTCAGGCTGCCGTTCAGGTGATACAGGTTGCAGGGCAACATCCCGACCGACTCCGCCAGCACCCTGACACAGGAAAAAACCGCCGTCAGTCGCATGGCCCTCTGGCTGCTGATCTGCTTTCCGGTATAGGTGTCGTAGGACAACCCGATAGCATCCGCCAGCTCTGCTGGCGTGGTCACCGGTGCGTCACTTTTTCGTTGAAATAATCCCGAAAAGAACACTATTTACCTCCGCCGACAGACGACTGTGTACGGTCGAGATATCGCGCCACCAGCCACGACCAGAACAGGCACAACGCCCCGGCAACAACAAACCCCGCCGGGGGATAAATCAGCCAGGCACCATAAGCCAGCAAAAGCGCCCCCAGCACGCCCACCAGAGGCGCGAGAATCAGCATGATCATAATTACCTCAGTTAAAGCGAGCGGATCCCATAGGACTCAATGTGGTCAGACAGCGTGTCTTCTTTCTCGTACAGCATGGCTCTGCCAACCGCCATAATCAGCGCAACTGCACCATCGATTTTGTTTTCCGCCTGCTCTTTGACGGGCTTCACCACATCATCGTTACCCGGAATGGTTTTGCCGACCACGTTGCCGATACACCAGGTCATGATGGGATTGCCATCATGATGAAAGCGCCCCGATTCAATTGCCGCTTCCAGCTCTTTCATCGGGTCGGACATGTTGGTGTAGTTCTGAATGATGGTGACGGGGTTCAGGTCTTCATCAGCAAGGTCATGTGACAACCCGGTCGCCCCGAAGGGGTCGATGGGTGACTCGCTGACCGGGCTGATTTTGTTCGCCGCTTTGGCCTCTTCGAGGATGTAGCGATAATCCACCTCTGCACCATCGGTAACGGTCAGGACGCCCATTTCCACCCATTTCTGAAAGCGTTCGGCTGTCCGGCGATCTTCATTTTTCTCGACGCTATACACCGTGTCATACGGTACCCAGAAACGCGGGGCCACACTGTAGTAATGCGTTTTACCGTCAATCTCGCGGGTATAAAGTCGCGCCATGCTGTTCATATCCAGCTTACGCGCCAGGTCAAAGGCCAGAATGCACGGCTGCCCCTCGAACTGCTCAAGAGTCAGTGATTTATCCTCGCAGCTCTGCCAGCTCACCAGGTTGAAATACGCCGAACGCGCCGACACCCAGATATTGAGGTGTTTTGTTTTAAAGACGTTTGCCAGACGGGCGTTATTTTTCGCACGTTGCTGCTGGCTTAACAAAAAATCGCGATAAACCGACACACCGATATTCGGGTTAGCTTTTTCAAGTACCTGCGGGTCGGTCCAGTCGTCGCCTTCGTCAACGGTATAGATGATCCCGAACAGTTCATCGTTGGGCACCGAGCCGTTGAGCATCTCGATGACTTCCCGCCGTTTGTCGTAGCACGGCCCCTCAATGTTGTACCCGGCGGTGGTAATGGCCCACATCAGTGGCTGGCGTCGCGCCCCCATCCCGGTAAGCATCGTGGTGTAAAGCGCATCTGTGGCGTGCTCGTGATATTCATCCACCACGGCACAGTGGGGTGATGAACCATCACCGGGGTTACCGATCAACGGTTCAAACCGCGCACCATCCTCCGGACGGTTCATGTTTGAGGCGTTAACCTCAATCCCGAACGCTTCCGTCAGCATGGGTGTGCGTTTACACATCAGTCGTGCCGGACGAAAGACTTCCCATGCCTGTTTCTCCGTCGTGGCACCGGAATACACTTCCGCGCCGAACTCGTTATCACAGGCAAAACAATACAGGGCAACACCGGCAGAGATTGCCGATTTGCCGTTCTTACGGGGAATTTCGGTATACACCTCCCGGAAGCGGCGCAACCGGGTGCCTTTATTGACCCAGCCAAACGCACAGCAGATCACAAATAGCTGCCACGGCTCCAGCGTGATGGGCATCCGTTTAAATGCCCACTCACCCTTGGTGTGCGGCAACAGCTGAATAAATTTGGCGGCCCGTTCAGCCAGGTCCTTGTCGAAGCGGTAACGAAACGACTTACTTTTTTCCGCCATCAGGTCATCAAGATGGCGCTGGCAGGCCTGAATCACAAACTGGCAGGCAACAATCTTTCCGCGCACGACATCCCGGGCATACTGATTTGCAGCATTTACGTTGGGGTAAGATTTCCGGCTCATGATTCGATAATTTTCAGAAACGGGTTAGTGGCTTTCTTCTGCCCCGCCAGGCCAATCAGACGCTGGCGGCTGCTGGGGTCGAGTCCGAGCATTGCCCCCGTACTGCTCATCTCGGACTCCTGTTCTTTTTTGGCGGTCAGCTCCGGATTTTTGACCATGCCGCCCATTGCACCGGTGATGGTGTTGCCCTGTCTGGCAATATTTTTCACAGCACGTCGCCAGAACTCATAGGCTACGCACCACCGCTCAAGCACTGCGAGGTCAGTCACGCACAGCAGGCCCTGACCGCAGAGTTCTTTGGTTGTCAGTTGCCACATGATCGTGGCGAGAGGGAGCTCTTCTTCAGCGAACCACTCCGGTGGCTCAACACCTTTGATGGGCGTAAAAACGGGTTCATCTTTGTTCAGGGCTCGCTTGCCGGGGTTTCCGGCCAGCGCCTTGCGCGCCGTTGGCTTGGGGCGACGCCCGGAACGCCCCGCCGTTCCAGCCATATGCGGCACTCCTGGTTAAATTTCATTTTTCGCGGGTATAAAAAAACGATGGGGCGGGCAGTCCGGAAGACGTCAGGTCACAGGGATTTGACCCGCCCCTCCCCTCTGGCAGTGGGAGCTGGTTCTTACTTCAGCCATTCACGGGCCGTCTTCGCCTTATGACACGGCCAACACAGGCTCTGTAGATTACTGTCGGCATCAGTGCCGCCACGCGCTTTAGGGATGATGTGGTCAACGGTCTTCGCCTCACGTACCACACCAGCACGCAGACATAACTGACACAGACCTTTGTCACGCTTCAGGACACGCGCGCGGATAACATCCCACTTAGAACCATAACCGCGCTGATGACGGGATTGTCCTGACTTGTATTGCTTCCAGCCTTCGCTTTTGTGGCTTTCGCAGTAGCCTGACGGGTCTGTCGTGGTATTACGGCAGCCGCGAACGCGGCAGGCTTTTGGAGTTCGGGGGGGCATAAATATATTCCTGTTCTTTGTCCGGACTATTTGCCTGCTGCCAGCAAAGCGTTACGGCGCATCTCGATATTTCGAATCCCCGCTTTGTCAATATTGCATTGTCCCAACGCCGAAAGCAGGCTCACATTCAGATCCAGACTGGCCCCATAGGTCAGCGGCTCGGGAATGACTGGCTGGGGAGTTTCAGTAGTCAGGCTTGCTGGCAACGGTACCGCCGGAATCGGTACGTAAACTGTTCGCGTACTTCCGCAACCGGTCAGCAGCGGCAGCAGGCACATGACGTGAAGCACAATCATCATCCGCAACAGCCACTTTGATATCTTCCTGGGTTCTCTGTGACTCCAGTACGATCTGCTGTTTTGCATGCTGGTTAGCCTCTATAACTGTATTGATGATTTGCAGTGATTGCAGAACGTTACGGGTAATGGCAGTTGCTGATTCAGCATTTCGTACAGCCTCATCAGCACGCTCCTTTTCGTGCTGATATTTGCTGTAGTAATGCCCGGTAGACCAGATGAAGGAATCAATGACGGTAACAAAGAAGGCAACAATAACCAGCTTATATCTCAGCTTCATTTACTTCCCCACCAGCCTCTTTAAATCGGGCAATCAGGTCGCCTATTTTATGTTCATACTGACCATAACCTGCACCAGGTAACGACGCCCAGATATTGCTGCAACGGTCGATTGCCTGACGAATATCACCGCGATCAATCATCGGTAAAGCGCCACGCTCCTTAATCTGCTGCAGCGCAACAGCATCCTGGCTTTTCGGAGAGAAGTCTTTCAGTCCAAGTTGCTTACGGTAAGCATCCCACCAACGGGAAAGAAGCTGGTAACGTCCGGCTGCTGTTGATTTGAGTTTGGGGTTTAGCGTGACAAGTTTGCGAGGGTGATCGGAGTAATCAGTAAACAGTTCGCCGCCAACAATAACGTCATAACCGTGGTTACGTGTCGGTTGTCGCCCGTTATCCGTTCCTTCTGACCAGGCCACCATATCAAGGAAAGCTTTACGCTGAGGATTTAGTTCCTGCATAAATTACTCCTTCGAGCTACCAAACTTGTTACCGATTACTCTCATTGCCGCACCACGAATAGCATCGACCCCGATCAGCCCAACGCCGCCACCAATGGCAACAGAAAGAGATTTAGGCCATCCGACATACTCAAGAGCGGATGCAAAAGTCAGTGTCAGAGCGCCACAGAGAAAAATCTCGAGCGTTTTTCGCTTCCAGCCACCACCACCGCCAAAATAGGCAATGCGCAAGCCAGCCATAACGATCGACATAATTACTGCGCCCAGTGGTGTGTCTCCACGCCACCAGCTCTGGAACAACTCCAGCCAGGTATTTGGGTTATGAGGCATTTGTAGTTATCTCTCACCTCGCCGATAAAGGAGGTGCAAATTGAGGGTGTACCACGAACCGCAAATCAGAAGCGGAAACGTAAAAGAAGCCGAGCCAATGGATAACTGCGGGATAGGGCAGAAGCAATTAATCCCTAGGCCCAGAAACGACAAAACCCGCTCGACGGCGGGTTTAAGTTGTGTGGCGAAGTAACCACTCATAACAGATTACAATGGTTTCTGCGGACCGCGTGAGTGATTTTATTTAATTTTTAATGTAAATTTCAGTTCCTTTTGAGTGATTACATGGAGTACATAATGAAAGTGTTCATAAGTTGGTCTGGGCAAAGAAGTCAAGCTGTTGCAGAACTTATTAGCGACTGGCTGAAGTGTGTTATCCAAGCTTCGCAGCCATGGATTTCAACCAGAGATATTGATCGTGGCGCTATATGGTTCTCTGAAATTAATGATAAATTAAAAGATGTATCTGTCGGCATTGTATGTTTGACACAAGAAAATAAAAATAAACCATGGATTTTGTTTGAAACAGGAGCACTAGCAAAAGGACTTTCAACAAATAAAGTTTGTACATTCTTGATTGACTTAAAACCAGAAGATTTAAAAGATCCACTTGCTCAATTCAATCACACAACGCCAAATAAAGAGAGTGTTTGGGAATTAGTAAGGACAATAAACAATTGTCTTGTCGATAAATCTTTAGATGACCGTATTCTAAAGCAAGTTTTTAATACATACTGGGAGCAATTTGAAAACAATTTTAAACGAGCTTTAGATCAATACCCTCCAACTGAAGAAGTAAAACCACGTACTGAACAAGATCTTTTATCTGAAATATTACAAAACACTCGTTCATTAAATCAAAGGATTAGAGTTCTTGAACGTGATGCTACTATCAACTCCATAAATAGCCATATGAATTTAACTCCTGTAGAACAGAAGGATGTTTGGTATCTACAAAAACAGATAGATGAAATTATAAAGAATGGATTGCTTGACGAGGATGAAATAATATCATTCTTAGACAAATATGACATTCCTGAAAAAATGATTAGGAACCAAATAAAATACACATTAAACCAACGATTATCTGAAAGTAATAAAAAAAAGAAATAACCTTCCCCCGTAAACATAAAGTTTACGGGGTTATTTTTTATTATAACTCCATATCTAAATGAATATCGAGAGTAGAAAGGCAACCATCAATGAATCCCTCTGCTAACAATATTTCTATACGGATTAATTTCTCATCCTTTCCTTGTATTTTGGCAATCTTCCGCTTTGAAAACCCGTACAAATAATGCGCAACCAGTAAAGAATGCTCATAAGGTTTTCTTTTTTTTAGTTGCTCCAAGCAACTTTCAATAATTAGCGCATCATTATCTGAACAAGCTTGGCGTGCCTTACTGGTATAGGGAAGAAGTCCCTTAAACCCAGCAGCTATAGGCGAATAGTCCACTCCTGAGCTATCACTAGCTGCCCATGCCCCCCAACGTTCAAGGATGATCTGAATATCACGCATCAAATTTCTCCACAAAATCAGGCCAGCACGCCTATTTCCAGCGCACGATCGATAAAACGAAATATCAGCTCCAGCTGGGAGCCATACTTCTCTTCAAATGCCACGGTATCCGCATGCAGCTCGTCGTGATGCTTTCTGCACAAAGGCAACACAAAGAGGTCATGCGCTTTTGTACCCATTCCCCCCTGACCGTGGCCTATCAGGTGGTGGGGATCATCAGCAGGTTTTCCACAACATGCGCACGGCTGCGTCTTAACCCAGCGCGTGTACTTTTCATTAACCCAGCGGCGACGTTTTGGGCGTAACATAAAAGACTCCGGCGACTCCGGATCCACTTTCAGCGCCAGCATCTTTTTCGCCTTATCCTGGATGATGCTGGTGGCAGGAACCGAAGGCACAAGGTCACTTTCCCGGGTGACAGACGGCACAACAGGCTTCGGTAATCTCAGTGCCTTACGGGCTGCACTTTCCGGTAAGGCATCCGCCAGGTCATTACGAATCAGCCACCAGCACAGTTCCGGCATTGTCACAACGTGACTATAATCAAAACCGAGATCCCGACGCACAACAGACAACACCCAGCGGGCACAGTTATCCGTTGCCATTGATTCCAGCCGTTCCGTGAACTGATCGCGCAGCTGGTTATCACAGTGCCAGCACAGACGGATTGCGCCCGGAGCGTGTCGCATTGTGGTAATGTTCTCGCTGTGCCAGTCGGAATGAGGCCACTGACAGCCCTTTTCACGAAGTAACCAGCTTTCAAGACATTCCACGCCACCAGCACGACGGATCACTGCCTCATTGCGGAACACGGCCCGAACGGCAGGATCATCCACCAGCGGTTGTGATGCCGCCGGAAC